CTTGGGAATGACCGTATCTTCCTGATCGACCCAGACTTTGTGTCGCTCTGCACGCTGAACGGTCGTAACTTCCTTGAGGAAGATTTGGCCAAGACTGGCGACGCAACCGACACGCACATCCTGTGCGAGTGGAGTTTGAAGCCTACTGCGCCCAAAGCGCACGCAGCAATTTTCGATCTTTCTGGTTCGTAATCAATGACTTAGCGGGAGGGCGGCTTCGGTCGCCCTCTCCTCTATGAGAGCAAAATGAAGCGATATCTATACACCGACCCGCGCACCCGCAAGGAAGTCACCTTGCAGCAGAACAGCGACGGGTCTTCTGTTATTGAGCAGCGGCAGGAATTTGGCGGCCTGCTAAAACTTAACAAGCAGATGTCGGGCGACTACCAGCCCGGCTCAATGATCGGCAACACGCAGCGTCACATGCAGCATGTGGCGGAAATCCCAAACGTAGTGTACAATCACTTGCTGGAGAAGTTTGGCCCGATGCGCGAAAATCCAAAGGCGTGGAAGGCTTGGCTGAACGACAGTGAAAACCGGGCATTCAGAACGGGCGGCGGACATTTATAATGGCGATTTCGACCTACACCGAATTGAAGACGGCAATAGCCAACTTCCTCGCGCGTGACGATTTGACCAGCGTCATCCCCGACTTTATCCAACTTGCCGAGGCGACGATGTCTCGCGAACTGGAGACACGGTCACAGGAGAAGCGCGCCACGGCGACGCTGACCAGCGGCGATGAATACATTGCGCTGCCGACAGACTTACGCGAGGTGCGCGAGGTCAAGCTGAACACGACACCGCTGACGGTGCTGACCTATTACAGCCCTGTCGCGCTGGACAGTAACTTCTCGTCCGGCGGCACCGGCAAGCCTCTGGGCTTTAGCATTGTCGGCGACGAGATGAAGCTGCGCCCGGTGCCGGACGACGGGTACACTGCTGAGATTATCTATATCGGATCAATCGTGGCGCTATCCGACAGCAACGCCACAAACAATATCTTGGCCCGCTCGCCCGATGCCTACCTATACGGATCACTCGCAGAGGCGTATGCTTACCTGCTTGATGAACAGCGTGCGTCGCAGTATCTGCAACGCTTCAACCTCGCCCTTGAGCAGATCAAGGTCGATGAGCAGCGCGCGCATTACGGCACGGGGTCGCTGCAAATCAGCAGCATTTACGCCCGTCAAAACGCAGCAGTGGAGAGTTAAACAATGTCTGCAATGAGTGATTACTTAGAGAACAAAATCCTAGATCACGTTCTCGGAACAACGGCATACACCCACCCATCGACGGTCTACATCGGGCTTTCGACCGGGTCGTTTGCTGATGACAACAGCGGCACCGAACTGAGCGGCAGCAACTACAGCCGTGTGGCGGCTGCGTTTGATGCGGCTTCTGGCGGCACGACTGACAACACCTCGGCGATTGAGTTCGCTGCGGCGACAGGGTCGTGGGGTACGGTCTCGCACTTCGGTATCTTCGATGCGGCGTCAAGCGGGAATTTGTTGATCCACGGTGCTTTTTCGACAGGTAAACTGATAAGCTCCGGCGACGTTCTGAAAATCGCAGCGGGTGATCTCGACGTTACAGCAGCGTAGGTGCTGTTGTGGCGATCACGAAGCCGAACCTAGATCAGCTTACCGGATCGATTGACGCCTTTGTCGGCTCTTTCGATACGGACGCTGATCTGCTTCGTGCGGACTTTACCAAAGAGCCGACCCTCGAAGAACTGGACAGCATTGTCGGCAGCCTCGACAACGCCGACACCTTTGGCGATCTCGACAGCCTCTCGTTTGACTTCTTCTCTGTCGCGGCCAGCGTAACCGGCGCGGCAAGCGTCAACGCGCAAATCCAGTTCAGCGTCCCGTTTGACGGCGCTGCGGCGATTGCGATCACGCAGTCCACAGACGCGCAGCGCGTCCAGCATATGTCCGGTTCCGCCAGCGTTGCGGTCACGACAACGGGCGACGCCAAGCGCGTCCAGTTTGTTGACGGCGCGGCCTCCACTGCGGTCACGACAACATCTGGAGTGGACCGGCTTCGCGGCTTTGATGCGGCGGTATCTGTTGCCGCCACCACCGCCGCAGCCTTTGGGCGCGTCAGGCCGTTCGACGCATCAGTCACGGGCGCTGCGTCTGTTGCCGCCACCGCAGCGTTTATCGCGCGGATGGATGGCGCTGCAAGCGTCGCGGTTACTGTGGCATCCGACAGCGACCGCATACGCGGCTTTGACGGTGCCGCCAGCGCCTCTGTGACGGCCACTGGTGTGTGTCTTGCAGTCTTCTTCGATACAGGTAGCGCAAGCGTGTCTATGGACGCCACAGGCGCTTCTGTGGGCGTTTTCGTCATGTCCGGTTCCGCTGACGCATCAATGTCTGCTACAATGCGCGGCAAGGTGCTGGGCGAGGACTGGTCAGAAGTCGCCGACGGCACAGAGACTTGGACAGATATCGCGGCAGGCTCTGAGGTCTGGTCGCAAGTATCTGTAGGCAGCGAGGGTTGGCACCAGCAATGATAGAATTTGGCCCTTGGCTGCCTGATCAGCCCGATTACTCGAACCCCGGCGTCACAAAAGCCGAGAACGTCATCCCTGCGGCTGGCGGTTATCGCAGCCTGCCTGAGTTCGTTGCGTACTCCGGCGCGGCAGACGCAGACATAAATGGCGTGTTTGCGGCTAAGGACAACACCGGCAACGTCAAGCTGTTTGCGGGCGACACCACAAAGCTGTATCAATTCGACAGCAGTGATAGCGGCCTCGACAATATCTCGAAGTCCGGCAACTACACATTGACTGCGCCGGAAGAGCGGTGGCGGTTCGTGCAGTTTGGCACTGACGTGATCGCAGTCGGCGGCATTGGTGTGCCGCCACAGCGCTACACGCTTGGCACCAGCAGCCTCTTCGCCGATCTGGCTGGCTCACCGCCGGACGCTGACTTCATTGCGGTGGTGCGCGATTTCGTGTGGCTGGGCAACGTCGAGGATGGGTCGGGCAACCGCCTGCCGTACCGCGTCCAGTGGTCGGGCTTCAACGACATCACAAGCTGGACCGCTGGCACCGAGCAGTCCGACTTCCAAGACATACCTGACGCTGGCAACATTACCGGGATGGTCGGCGGTGAATACTGCACGATCCTGATGGAGCGCGCGATTGTCCGCGCCACCTACTCCGGCCCGCCGCTGATCTTTCAGTTCGACAAGGTCGAGACGGCGCGCGGCTGTCAGGTGCCGGGGTCGATCTGCAACATCGGCCACACTGTCTTCTATCTGAGCGATGACGGCTTCTATGCGTTTGACGGCCAGCGGTCTCAGAACATCGGGGCCGAGAAGGTGGACAAGTTCTTCTTCGACGACTTCAATATCGCGCACAAGGACCGGATGACATCAAGCGTCGACCCGCAGAACCAGATCGCGGTCTGGTCCTATGTGTCAAACAATAGCACCGACGCCAAGCCCGACAAGCTGTTGATCTACAACTACGCAATCGGGCGCTGGTCTACCGCCAACGTGCAGGCCGGTCTGATTGCGCCGATGTTTACGCCAGCCTACACGCTGGAGCAGCTAGACACGATCAACACCAGCATCGACGCGCTGCCTGCGTCGCTTGACAGTGCGCTGTACAAGGGAGGGCAGTTCATCTTTGGCGGTGCCGTCGGAAACAAAATACACACCTTCACCGGCGACCCACTAGCCGCAACCATTGAGACGGCGGAGGCGGGTCTGGCGACCGGCAAGTTTAATATGATCACGCGCGTCTATCCGTATCACGAGGGCGGCAGCGTCACGATGCAGATCGGCACGCGCGGGCTGCACTCCGACACAACGACATTCACGACGGCGCAGTCACCAAACACTGACGGCTTCGCGCCGTTCAGGGCGCAGGGCCGGTATCACCGCGCGCGCATGAACCTGAGCGGGCAGTGGTCATTCGCGCAGGGTATGGACGTCGAGGCGAGGCAGGTGGGCAGGCGATGACGACGCGCGTCAGTAACTTCCGCATCCTCAACCCGATCCTCGCGACAACGCGGGAGATCGCCGAACTACTTAACCGCACGATCAATGGCGGGCTGAATAGCTGGGATTATGTGACGCTGTCTGCCAGCGTTACCGAGACAACAAAGACAGACCCGCGCTTCTCAAAGGAAAGCGTGGTGTTTTTTACGGCGATCAACGGATCGCCTGAGCATCATCAGCCGTACATCAAATCGACCAGCACTGACGGGACGATGAAGATTGGACACAAGAACCACGGCCACGCACAGGAATTCGCCTACCTTATTATTGGGTGAGTATCGTATGAGTGAACACTGGCAGCGCTGCAAGCGCTACATTGAGGACGCGCTGGAGTACGCTGGCGGGTCGCACACTATAGACGACGTGGCCGTCGCTATAGCCGAGGGGAAAGCCCAGTTCTTTCCTCTGTCAAGGTCTGCTATAGTGACTGAGATAGTCGACTACCCGCAGAAGGCGATGTGCCGGATTTGGCTTGCGGGCGGCGACTTAGACGAATTAATGCAAGCGGAGGTTGCACTCAGTGCGTGGGCCAAGACGCAAGGGTGCGACGGGATGGAGATCATCGGGCGTAGGGGTTGGTCTCGCACATTAAAAGATTACCGCGAGAGCGCGGTGGTACTGATGAAGGATTTTAGTGATGAGTAAAGGCGGAAGCACGACAAGGACGGTGATGAGCCAGACGGAGCCGCCAGAGTACGCGAAGCCGTTTCTGGAGTTTGGCCTTTCTGAGGCCAAAGAGATGTACGGCTCGCCGCAGCAGTTCTACCCCGGTGCGACAACGGTTGGCTTCTCGCCAGAGAGCGAGATGGCACTGGGCGGCTTGCGACAGCAGGCAATCACCGGCTCGCCCTTTATCGGCGCGGTTCAGGACGTAGTGATGCAGAACCTGACCGGCACAAACCCACTGATGGCGGCGGCGTTCAGGCCAGCCATTGAGGCGGTGCAGGCCGAGGCATCAAAGGCCGGGCGCTACGGCTCAGGCTACCAGCAGGCTGCAATGACCCAAGCACTTGCGCCGATGGCGTATCAGGCGCAGCAGGCCGCAATCGCACAGGCACCCGGCGCACGCCAGTTTGGTCAGGCTGACCTTCAGACGCTGGCGCAGGTCGGCGCAGCCCGCGAGGCTCAAGATCAGGCAGAACTTGCGTCCAATATGCAGCGCTTCCAGTTCGAGCAGGAGGCACCGCGCGCGGCTCTGGCGGACTATATGGCAACGGTGGCGGGCGGCACGGTCGGCGGCCAAACAATGCAGCCGGTATACCGCCAGCCTGCGGCGTCTGCTCTTGGCGGCGCTTTAGGTGGCGCTCAAATAGGTCAGATGATGGCAGGTCCGGGCGCTGCGGTGAACCCGGCCTTTGCAATCGGTGGCGGCCTTCTGGGGCTTCTTTAGGGGATTACTATGATTAAAGGTCTTCTCGGTACAGGTATGGACGACCCAAGAACCCGCGCCAATTTAGCTATGGCGATGGGGCTTTT